AGAAAGCAGGGCAAGAGTCTGATGCACTCAGCAGTAGGTGTCTATGGTCTGATAGCAGGCGAGCCGGGCGCAGAGAATTATGTGGTGGCAGGGGACAGACAGCAGGCACGCATCATCTTCAACGAAGCAAAGCAACAGGTGCTAGGTAGCAGACTGCTATCGACTGAGTGCAAGGTGTATCGAGATGTGATCGAGATGCCACGCTTCGGTTCGATACTCAGAGTGCTCTCATCAGAGTTCAAAGGTCAAGCAGGTCTAAACCCGTCACTTGTGCTCTTTGACGAACTGTGGAATCAGCGCACCCCTGATCTCTACGATCAACTCACGCTTGGCTCAGGTGCACGTCTAGAGCCACTAGTGGTCTCGATCACTACAGCCGGATACGACCTAGACACTGTGGCAGGTCGCCTGTATCAGTACGGGAAGCAGTGCGCATCAGGTGAGATAGATGACCCAACCTTCGGCTTTTGGTGGTGGGAAGCACCGGCTGACTGTGATCTGAACGATCGCAAAGCGTGGCGAGTGGCAAACCCTAATCTCGCAGAGCGACTGATAGACCCTGAAGATATGCAGACTGCTGTACGTCAGACAGACGAAGCAGCGTTCAGGCGTTGGCGACTCAACCAGTGGGTTCGTGCACAAGAGTCATGGCTTCCTGCAGGTGCTTGGGAAGGGTGCACATCAGATCAGCCACTGAGAGCAGACCTGCCTGTATGGGTGGGTATTGACATGGCTCTGAAGCATGACTCGATAGCAGTGGTCATCGCACAGCCACAAGATAAAGGTGTAGTGGTACGTGCACAGATATGGCAACCTAGAGATGAAGGTGTAGATGTCGCACAGGTAGAGCACTACCTGCATCAGCTGCAGGCACAGTATCGAGTGGTCGAGTTTGTCTATGACCCGGCTTACTTCCAAAGATCAGCAGAGCATCTGGCTGATAGTGGTCTCAATATGGTCGAGTTCCCACAGTCATCTGCACGCATGATACCTGCCTGTGGTCACGCCTATTCGCTCATCATAAATCACACAGTGCTACACGATGGCGCACCTACCTTCACAGATCAGGTTCTCTCAGCGGCCCAAAGACAAACCGATCAGGGGTGGCGATTATCTAAAGGCAAAAGCAAACGAAAGATAGACGCTTGTATCGCACTCATCATGGCATTAGATCGAGCGACATCAAGACAAACACCTAGTTCATCGCCTAGCATCATGTCGGTATGGCAATGACTCGATCATCTATAACTACAGTCGTTGAGATAGTAGGTGGCGTGCTAGTCGTATGTGGCTGTGCGATGCTCTCTATCTCTCTCGCATTTATAGTCGCAGGTGTAGGTCTTATCTTGTTAGGTGGTCTATCAGCATGAGTGTGTGGCGAAATGTAGAACGACGGGCACTACCTGAAAGTATCGACCCATATCAGATCAGTGCACGACCCTTCTACAACAACTATTCAGGCGAGATCGTTACCGAACTTACAGCGTTTGCACACAGCGCAGTCATGGGTGCAGTGACATTACTCGCAGACTCGATCGCTACCATGCCACTAGAACTCACACGTGAGCGAGCCGGGCGTATAGAAAAGATGCCAACACCATCTGTGCTTCTGCGACCTAATCAGCATCAGACCATGTTCGAGTTTGTGCATCAACTTATGCTGACACTCGCACTACATGGCAACGCATACATCTATGCACCACACTCTGCAGGTGAACTACCTAGCGAGATGGTAAATATCCACCCATCAAAGATAAAGAAAATGACGATCGCAGACGATGGCTCATACCGATACACGATCGGTAAAGAAGAACTGACGAGCGATGACATCAGATGTATTCACTGGCTCATCTTGCCGGGTCAGGCGAAAGGTATCTCACCACTAGAAGCACTGCGTAATACAATCGGCATGGGTATCGCTATGGATAGGTTTCTAGCGCAGTTCTATGGTGAAGGTGCTACGCCATCAAGCGTATTAGAGACAGAGCAGACGATCACACAAGAGCAGGCACAGATACTGCGAGAGACTTGGGAAGATAGTCATGTGCGAAAGCGCAGACCTGCAGTGCTCACAGGTGGTCTGAAGTGGCGATCAGTTACGACAAGTGCAGCCGATATGCAGATGCTTGAACATCGTGAAGCGATCGTGCGTGACATCAGTAGGGCGTACCGTATCCCACTGCATCTCATCAACGGCACAGGTGGAGACTCACAGACATATCAGAATGTTGAGTCGAGTGGTATCAACTTTGTTAGATACTCACTACTACCGTTCATGCGTCGTATTGAAGATGCGATCAGCGTCATACTGCCAGTCACACAGATGGTGCGTTTCAACGCCGATGAGTTTCAGCGTGCCGATCTCATCACTCGTGTACGTGCACAGCAGGTGCAGATCATGTCTGGCACTCTGACACCTAACGAAGCACGAGCACAAGAAAACCGTGAACCGTACAAGGGTGGAGATCAGTTCGTCATGGCATTAGCAGGCGCACCAATCGCAGGTGTCGAAGGTGGCACTCAGCCATCACTAGGCACAGACGCAGAGCCACCAAAGATATGAAATCATCAGCGATCACAGTAGGCACTACAGCGACACTGCTGATAGCCGGAGACAATCAACCACGAGTTGTATATCTGCACTCAGGTACAGGCAGTATCTATATCGGTGGCAGTGATGTCACGTCAGCGACAGGCATACATCTATCAAACGGTACGACGATGCAGATCAACCTACCGTTCAACGAGCCTTTGTATGGGATTACATCAGCATCAACACAAACGATGCGCACACTCACACCTGATATCGACTAGCCATGCCATTCGGGATATCGCAACAGCAGATTGACTGCGACACATGGGCCACAGTCAAAGAAGAGACTGATGGTACATACACGACGATCGGGTGTCACGCTACGAAGCAAGATGCGATAGATCAGATGGTCACGGTATCCATGTCTGAGAAGATAGACCCACTAGGCGAGATCAGAGCACAGGGTGACATGATAGAGAATGAGCCAGTCGTTGAGTCAGGGTCTGAGACTGATGATGAGTCTGACCTGACACCACGTCAGTCACTCATGCACGAGACATACGAGCAGATCGCTGAGCAGTACGGTAAGTGGTCACAGAGTAGTGATGCAGATGGTGCTCACTATGTAGCAGAGTCGCCGTTCTCTGCTGATGGTCTAGTTTGCGCTAATTGTGTGTTTTACATAGGTGGTCGCAAATGCGAACTAGTATCAGGTGATATCAGCCCTGCAGGTATCTGTAAATTATGGATAATTGCAGAGCAACTAATCACCACCACGACTGAGCCTACTGAGTCACCAGAGATGGCAGAAGTCAGAGCAGAGATTGATCTCAGTGCACCTGACTTCATGCGCAGGTCTGCAAAGCGTGGACTGGCACTACATGAAGAAGGCAAGTCAGGTGACGGTCTCATGCCTGCGACAGTCGCTGATGCTCGACGCATGGCTAACGGAACGATCAGCGAAGCGAAGTGGAGAAAGATAGGCGCATGGATAGCACGCCACATAGTCGATCTAGAAGCAGTAGATGGCAGTGAGATCACTGCAGGTCTAGTCGCAATGCTTCTGTGGGGTGGTGGCTCATCAAAGGCGAGCGCATTACGAGCACAGCGATATGCAGAACGAATAGTCGCCCGGCTAGACGCTGATGAGCAACGAGCAGATTCACCTGCACCAAAGAAAGACCAGATCGAAGATGGTGAGATCAGATGCACAACAGATGAGAGAGCAACTATGCTGACCACGATGACTACAGATGCCACCACTGAGCAGACGACTACTGAGAACAGATGGTGCGTCACAGGTCAAGATGAACGACGTATCGCCTACACGACACTAGAGATGCGTGAGAGTGGGTCAGGTAATACTCTCATTGGATATGCTGCAGTATTCGACTCACCATCAGAGCCGATGCCTTTTACTGAATATGTGAAGCGTGGTGCGTTTGCCAAGACGATCAACGATGGCGCAGATGTACGACTACTCATCGACCATGAAGGTGTGCCACTGGCACGCACCCGATCAGGCACTCTCTCACTTACTGAAGATGATCGTGGTCTGCAGGTCACAGCAGAACTAGACCCGATGAACCCTGATGCAGCCCGTATTATCTCAGCGATGCGACGTGGAGATATCAGCCAGATGTCGTTCGCTTTCCGAACGATACAAGATCACTGGTCATCAGATCGCATGACTAGGGAACTGCGAGAAGTGCAACTGTTCGATGTAAGCGTGGTCACTTTCCCGGCTTACGAAGAAACAGTGGCAGAGTTGCGCAGTAAAGAAATACCAACTACAGTGATACCGACTACCAGTGTCAGTGTGCGCAAAGCACAACTTTCACTGGCTCGTCACAGATAGTCAGCCGACTCTCAGCCGACCTAGAACGGTCACTGATACGAGTCACTGAGCAACACATGACTACACACCCAAAGGACTAGACACATGACCTACTCAGCACAACTCACAGAGAAGCGTGACGCATCACTTGCAAAGGCTGACGCACTCGTTGCCACAGCACAAGTCGAAGAGCGTGCACTGACCACTGAAGAAGATGTAATCATCGCCACGACACTCGACGAAGTACGAGAACTTGACGAGCAGATCAAGCGACACAGCGAACTGGAAGCACGCAACGCACAAGCATCAGAAGCACGCAAGAGCAATGGCGTAGAGAAAGTCATCGCACCTGCAGTCGTGAAGTCTGAAGCACGCACATACTCAGCAAACAGTGACGCATCATTTATCGCTGATGCTTACTCAGCACAGTTCAGCAACGACTTCTCTGCACGTGAACGACTTGCTCGTCACATGAACGAAGAGAAGATTGAGCGACGTGACGTAGGCACTAGCGCATTCGCAGGTCTCGTAGTACCACAGTTCTTGACTGAACTCGCTGCACCTTTCGCACGAGCCGGGCGAGTCACTGCCGATCTCGCACGCAAGCATGAACTGCCACAAGCAGGTATGACGATCTCGCTCAGCAAGATCACGACTGGCACAGCAACTGCAGCACAGTCAGAAGGCGCAGCAGTTCAAGAGACAAACATCGACGACACGAAACTAGATATCTCTGTCGTGACCATCGCAGGTCAGCAGAATGTGTCTCGCCAAGCATTAGAGCGTGGCACGAACATCGACTCACTCGTCATGGCTGATCTACTCTCGTCATACAACACAGTGCTCAACACTGCTGTCGTAGCCGAACTGTTTGCATCTGCAGGTCAAGCAGTTACGTACACAGACGCATCACCAACCGTTGCAGAGTTGTACCCAAAACTCGTAGATGCAATTCAGAAAGTGCAGACCACTTACTTCGCAGGGCCGAACGTAATCATCATGCACCCACGACGACTCGCATTCATCTTGGCTGCAGTCGATGGTCAGTCACGACCACTCGCAGTACCAACACCAATGTCGTCAGGTCAGCCTGCATACGCATACGGAAACGGTGCACCTGTGTATGGCAACTCCGGCTACAGCATCTTGGGTCTGCCAGTTTTCACTGACGCAACAGTCGCAGTGAACAAAGGTGCAGGCACAGATCAAGACACCATCTACATCGGCAACGCACAAGAGTTGCACCTGTGGGAACAGAACGGTGGCTCACCACAAATGTTGCGCTTTGAGCAACCTAAGAGTGCTGAACTAGAAGTGACCATGATCGTCTATGGCTACTCAGCAGTCACTGCTAACCGTTACCCGAACGCATGGGCACAGATCAACGGCACAGGACTCATCACCCCAACCTTCTAACTAAGTTTGTGAGCGATGTGTGATGATCGCATACATCGCTCACATTTAGTAGATCACGTCGGGAACTATGAAAGGTGCACACCCCAATGAGTAATCACATAGATGCACTGCTCACAGAGCGAGCCGGGTATGTAAATCGCAAACTGCCTGAGCGAGTCAAAGCAGTAGATGCACAACTCAGAGAGTTGGGCTATGACCACAAGTATCTGACATCTGATGTCGAGACTGCATCTATCGAACCATCGGTAGAGCGTGCGACCAGAGCGAAGGCGACTCGTAGAAAGACAGACTAGATATGGCAGTGACCAACGGCTATTGCACTTTGGCAGAAGTCAAAGCAGCCATGAGACTGTCAGACTCTGTAGATGACACCCTGATTGAGAACTCGATCGAAGGTGCTAGCAGGCGTATAGATGGCTACTGTGGCAGGTTCTTTTATCAGACCACACAGACTGTGCTGTTCTATGGGCGTGACTCATATCGACTACTCGTATCAGATATCGCTACCACTACAGGTCTGACGATCACTACAGACGATCGTGGAGACAACACATTCTCTACATCGTGGGTACTCAATACTGACTACATCGTAGAACCGACAGATGCAGGGCTACAGTCTCGACCATATCGTGTCATACAGGCGATCGGTGGCAAGACGTGGCCGCTTTTCGTGCAACCTAGTCGCCCGGCTATCAAGGTGATCGCCACCTATGGATATCCAAGCGTGCCTGATGATGTGCGTGAAGCCTGCGTGCTGCTCTCTATGCGCCAGTTCGCACGATACAACGCTGCTCTAGGCGTAGTGGGCTTCGCAGATATGGCGATTACTGTCAGGGCTGTTGATCCCGATGTGCGTGACCTGCTGACCCCATACAGAATATTGGGTGCTATCTAATGCCTGCCACAGTGACACAGGTGGCAACAGGTCTAGCGACTCGACTGGCAACGATCTCAGGTCTGCGCACGAGCACCTATATGCCAGAGCAACTGAATACGCCTATCGGCTTCCCTGTCTTAGAGAGTATTGACTATCATCGTGCGTTTCAGGGTGGAGATGTGCAGATGCGCTTCTCTGTGATCGTTATCGTGGGCAGATACCTAGATCGCACAGCCCATGCTTCGCTAGATGCCTATCTCTCATACAGTGGTGCTACATCAGTACGTGCAGCTCTCGAAGGTGATACGACTCTAGGTGGTGTAGCGCAGACACTGATCGTGGACTCTGCCACAAATATAAGTTCGGTATCCGTTGCAGAAGCAGACTACTTACAACTACAGTGCACAGTGACAGTGCACGCATAGAAAGGCACACAATGGCTCAATACAAAGTGATCGCAGGTAATCTCGCAGGGCGTGAGCCGGGCGATGTCATCTCTGATGACGATCTAGCGACTGCCAATGTGAGCGCACTTATCGAAGGTGGGCACATTGAAATGATGGGCGCATCTGCGAAACCTAAGACCGACAAGAAAGATGAGAACTGAATATGGCTGTATTAGTTTTGACCAACGCAAGCATCACTGTGAACGCAGTCGATCTCAGCACCTATGCAAATAGTGTCACTGTGAACTACGAAATCGACTCTGTTGAGAGCACAGCGTTCGGTTCGTCAGGTCACACCTTTGTGAGTGGTTTGCAGAATGTGTCATGCGAGATTGAGTTCATGCAGGACTTTGCAGCAACGAAAGTTGAAGCGACGATCTTTCCACTCGTGGGCACGCAGACAACTGTGGTCATCAAACCAACATCATCGGCTGTCAGTGCAACGAACCCAAGTTATACGTTGAGTTCGACCTACTTGTCTGCTCACCAACCTGTGGCTGCATCAGTGGGCGAGATGGCAATGACATCGCTGTCATTCACTGGCGGCACATTAGCGAAAGCAGTCGCCTAGTAATCAAACGCTTCTGAAAGGGGCACAGCAGTATGAAGATACAACTGACAGTGACGTACACAGATGGCGAGACACAAGATGTCGAAGCAGTGTTTGCAGACTTCGTGGCTTTCGAGAGAGTGTGGTCACGATCTGTCGCACGCTTTGAACAAGAGATCAGACTTACCGATCTCGCATGGCTCGCATGGTCAGCAGAGACACGAGCCGGGCGCACCTTCAAGAAGTTCGACCCTGATTGGATTGCAACCGTTGAAGATGTGGCGACCACAGGTATCGAAGAAGGTGGTAGCCCTTTGGCGACGACTCAGCCAACTGGCTGATTGCATCTCTGTCAGTAGAAACAGGTATCGCACCAAGTGCACTATTAGCAGAAGGCGATGTGATGATCTCTACCATGATCGCCTATATGCGTCATCGTGCAAAGCAACAGCGCAGGTTCAGGTGATCTGCTATGGCTAGATCGACTGCGAGTGTCAGAGTACCTGTACCTAAAGGTCAAAAGGCGCAGTTCGGGAAGATCGAGATGGTGGGCTACACACAGTTCATCAAAGCGATTAGGACTGCAGAAGATAAGGGTGTAGCAGACGCAAAGATCAAAGCAGCGAACGAGCACGTAGCGCAGATCGTTATCACGAAGGCACGATCACTGGCTCATACAAAGATGGAGAAACGGGCTGCAGGTACTCTCGTCACATCTAAGAAGGTGAACGCTGTCGCTGTGGTGGGTGGTGCTAAAGATGTGCCCTACTTTGGTGGGGCTAACTTCGGTTCTCATCGTAATCAGCGACGCATTATCAAGAAACCGAATGTGCGTGGCACTCGTAGCCGGGCGACAAAGATACGTGACGACGAAGATCTAGACACGATCGTCAAGCGTGTAGAGCGTCAGCGTGTCAGTCGATCAGGTAAGACCACGACCAAGAAAGAAGGTGGCTTTCAGGTCAAGGTAGAGCGCACTGCAAACGGTAATGTGCGAGTCATCAGGGGTTGGAATCAGTTCCCGATTGAGTGGGCTAAAGGTAAAGATCAGTTCCTATATCGAGCAGTGACGATGCAAGAGACACAGATCATCGAAGAGTATCAACGGTTCATAGATACATGGGCCGGAGATGCGTTCAACGAATAGACTGCGAGCATCATGGCAGGCGTACGCAAACTCACTCTACAGATATTAGGTAATGCCACAGGTGCGATTGGCGCACTCAAAGGCACAGGCGATGCTGCAGGGTCAATGGGTAAGCGACTCTCAGATGCGATGCCATCGTTCAAAGCGTTAGCACTCTCAGGCACAGCAGCCTTCGGTGCATTATCTGCAGGCGCATACAAAGCAGTGCAAGCAGCAGCCGAAGATGAGAAATCTTTCAAACTATTAGAGAAACAGTTGAAGGCGACAGTGGGTGCATCAGATGCACAGGTCAGTGCTGTCGAGCGTCAGATCACTGCGATGATGCGTGCAACAGGTATCGCTGATGATGAACTAAGACCTGCGTTCGCTTCGCTTGTTCGTGGTACTAATAGTGTCGCTGATAGTACGAAACTCATGCAGGTTGCGCTTGACGTGAGTGCAGGCACAGGCAAAGGTGTCACAGAAGTCGCTATCGCTTTGAGCAAAGCCTACAACGGGAATATGGGCGCACTCACCCGGCTAGGTCTGCCATTAGATGAAAACATAAAGAAATCAAAAGATGCGCAAGCAGCACTTGCACAACTCTCGACTACCTTTGCAGGGCAGGCAGATGTCGCAGCCGATACCTTCTCTGGTCGCCTGAAGATTATGAAAACAGGGCTAGGTGAAGTTGTTGAGTCTGTTGGATATGCATTACTACCTGCGATGACATCTGCTGTGGGCTTCATTACTGATGCAGTGCTTCCGGCTCTAGGTGGTTTCTCTGATGCACTGAGCGAAGGTGGTCTAGCAGGTGGTCTCACCTTTCTAGGTGACGCTATCAAGACCAGTGCACCCAAAGTGCTCAGTGCATTAGGCGACTTCTTTGCTATTGCAGTCACATGGATACGTGACACAGGCATACCACTGTGGGTCAGTGCAGTCTCTGCGATCGGTGGCTATCTCGTGGGGTGGATAGAGCCACGTATTCCTATGATTATTGAGAAACTGAAAGCGTTCTTCAGGTCAATGCTCGATTGGATAGTGAACACAGGTCTGCCGTTCTTAGTGGACAAAGTGCAGAAGTTAGGTGATGCACTCGTGGGGTGGATAGGTAACGCAGCACGAGAAGTGCCTGCCAAACTCGTCACATTTCTAGGTGAGATCGGTCAGTGGCTACTCACTACTGCAGTGCCCAAACTCTTAGAGTTGGGTCTGAAGTTATTAGGGTCTCTTATCAAGTGGACTGCGACGCTAGGTAAAGATCTCATCATCGGTCTAGGTGGTGCAGTCGTCGCACTCGTGGCCGCATTACCTGATCTGTTTATGGGTCTGCTCAAAGGTCTCGCCAAGATAGGCGTTAGTGCAGTCAAATTCTTTATGGATAAGTTCAAAGCGTTAGCAGTCGCCATCGGTGATCTAGCGATCGGTGCAGTGAACTATCTTATAGATAAGTTCAACGCCATACCGTTAGTGCCTAATATCCCGAAGGTAACGCTCGATCTAAAGAAGGCGACATCTCAGATGGGTCTGACTGCTGAGCAGACAGATGCAGTGAGCACAGGCATGGGTCACTTCAGTGACTCTGCATACACTGCTAAGACTGCTACAGCCGGGCTAGATAAAAGCGTCAAAGACCTAAACCTAGAACTAGGTGGTGGTGGTGCAGGTGGTGGTGGTGCAAAGAAAACGATCGAGACTGCGACAGAGCAACTAAAGAAATACACAGACGCTATGAAAGCGAGCAGTAGTGCATCAAAAGCAAAGACCGAAGCGACTAAGGGTGTTACCAAAGCGCAAGACGAACTGACAAGGGCGACCGACAAGGTACGACTAGCGCAAGAGCACTTTGATTTGATCGTGCGTGGATATGGCAAAGGCTCTAAGGAAGCGAAGAAGGCTGAGAGCGATCGTGCTAAAGCACAGCGTGATCTAGAGAAGGCAGGCTACTCAGTAGAGCAGTCGATCTTTGCAGTCGCAGATGCTGAGACCAAACTGGCTGAAGTTAGGGCTGACCCTGAGAGCACCCCACAGATGATACGTGAAGCAGAGATATCTCTGGCTGAAGCAAAATTAGGTGTTGCTGATGCGACAGACTCGCAGACAGATGCGACTGACTCGCTCGCTGAAGCGACACTGCTACTCGACGAAGTTACTAATGGGGCAAAAGAAACTAGCGACACATATAAGACTGCTCTAGATGATCTAACCGATGCTAAGAAGCAACAGGTAGATGCGTCAGACAAGGTGACTGAAGCGATAGATCGTGAGCGTGAAGCAGTGCAGAAACTGATCGAAGCAGAGAAAGAACTGGCTGCTGTGCGTGGTCAGACACCTGCATCAGTGATCGCTACTGCTGAAGGTACGAGTGCTATCGGTGGGGCTACAGGCGCAGGTGGTCTCTATGGTTCGTTTATGGAAGCAGTGCGAGCATTACACCCAAACTCTGCGACGTTAGATAGTGCGACACCTGTGGTCTCATCTAGAAAGAAGTTCCCGGCTCTGTACGCAGAGTATAAGAAAGCAGGACTAGCACTAGCACAAGGTGGTCTGATTACTCGACCTGTGCAAGCGTTACTAGGTGAGAACGGCCCTGAAGCAGTGATACCACTCAGCGATCTACGTCGTATGGGTGGTGGAGAGATCAACATCACTGTGAACGCAGGCATGGGCGCAGATGGTACAGAGATCGGGCAACAGATAATTGACGCAATCAAGAAGGCTGAACGCAGAAGCGGCCAAGTGTTCGCATCTGCCTGACCATGACAGCACCTGCCACCACTGTAGAGATCGTATTCGATGAGACACCTGTGCTCTCAGGCGATGGCTTCACACTTGATGACAGCACAAAGGGTGTGCTGAATAATCCCTACTATGTGCTAAACGGGCATCTAGCGTTTGTAGATGTCACAGCAGATGTAGAAAGTGTCAGCGTGTCTAGGGGCAGATCACGACAACTAGACCAATACAGTGCAGGCACAGCACAGATCACCTTGCTCAATGACTCACGAGCATACGACCCACTGAACACAGCATCTGCCTACTACCCATACGTAATACCGAAGCGATATGTGCGCATCAAGACGAACGGTATATCTATCTTTGCCGGGCAGATCAACGACTGGTCACTGCAGTACCTACAGCCACAAGACTCAAAGGTGTCTGCATCATGTAGCGACTCGTTCTCACTGCTCGCTAATCAGACCATAGATGCGTTTACACCTGACCAAGAGAGCACAGGTAGTCGCATCTCTACGATTTTGAACAGACCTGAGATCGACTTCACAGCCACATCAGTATCACTCGACACAGGCGTATCGACACTAGGCGCATTTCCGATCACAGATAATACGAACGCACTGTCATACATGAGACAGATTGAGAAAAGCGAGCAGGGCTTCTTCTTCACGTCAGCCGATAACACTCTCACTTTCAAAGACAGAAGCAGTGTGCTCGCACAGACAGGCTCAGTCGCATTCGCTGACGATGGCACAGGCACGTGCTCATATATGACACTAGATGTAGAGACATCTGACGAACTAATCTTCAACCGTGTAGTCGCAGAGTCACCTGCAGGCGCAGAGCAGATCGCATCAGATACCACATCTATCAGCAAATACGACACGATCACACTGAGCATGAACGACCTACTCAATGCCACGACAGGCGAAGTGGCATCACTAGCTGCACTTCTACTGCAGACATACAAAGAGCCTGAAGTCAGGTTTACAGGTATCACACAGCAGATGCAGGCTCTATCGAGTGGCGTACAGAACCTGCTCTTAGGTCTTGATCTCACAGACCTAGCGACCGTGAAACGCACCTACACAGTAGGGTCGCCTGCGTCAGTGACTAAATATGTGACCATCGAAGGCATTAGTCATTCGATCGCACCCGGCTCACATCTGATCTCATATCGTCTTGGCTCACTCGCACAGGTGGGCTTCATACTTGACTCAGGCATATTCGGTCTATTAGATGTCGCAACGCTGACATGATGAACTAGTATCAGAGATCACTATGGCACGCCAAACTTTTACAGCCGGGCAGGTACTTACTGCTTCTCAGGTTTCAACACTGCAGGCAAGCGTATGGTCTGACGATGTACGAGCCGATACTTCGACAGGGTACACACTCGTTCTAGATGACGCAGGGCGACAGGTGACGATGAGTAACGCTTCTTCATCGACATTGACTGTGCCACCCAACTCATCTGTAGCGTTCGCAGTTGGTGTACGTGTGCAGGTAATTCAGTTAGGTGCAGGCGCAGTCACACTCACAGCAGGCTCAGGCGTAACACTCAGCGAGACAGCCAACAATCTCGTGCTAGGTCAGTATCAGAGTGCAGTGCTAGTCAAACAAGCAACAAACTCTTGGGTCGTACTGCGATCTGCATACAACATGGACTCAGATCAACCCATACTCTCTACACAGATATTCGGATAAAGGACTACACACATGGCGACATTCAGCAAGATCAAACTGTCAGGCAGTACGAACGGTAGGGGCATCGCAGTAGCAGCGACAGCCACTCTAGGCACAACTATTCATGCGACAGGTGCGACAGCACTCGATGAGATTTGGCTGTATGCGAACAACATTCACTCATCTGCAGTCGTGCTCACAGTCGAGTTCGGTGGCGTGACCACTACATCAGATTTGATACAGCAGTCGATTGCGGCCACACCATCAGGTCTCGTGCTTGTTTGTGCCGGGCTGATTTTGACTGGCTCGACTACCGTGACAGCGTTTGCAGGTACAGCAAGCAAGATCGAACTGTTTGGTTTCGTAAATAGAATCACAGCGTAACTATGACTAGGTACGCACAGCGCACACTAGGTGCAACACCAACTATCTCTAATTGGGGTAAGGCAAGTGCTTCTGCAGGTGCGACTACTTTTGCTATCAAAGCGTTCGTCATCGGTGGTGGTGGTGCAGGTGGCTACGCAGTTTATGGTGCATACGATGGCGCAGGTGCAGCAGCAGGTGGCGCAACCGAAGCCACAACTGCACTACAAATAGAAGTAGGCACATACATTGTTGCTGTCGGTGCAGGTGGTAGTGGTGGTAATGGTGGCATTGGTTCACCATCAGGATTTTTTCGTGCATCTGCATTTGCAGGAAGTGGTGGAACAAGTGGTGCGCTCGGTTCAGGTGGTGTCGGGTTATCTACTACAGGTTTTACTTCTACGACTGGCTCGCAGGGTGGTGCAACTGGTGGTGCAGGAACTGGTGGTGCAGGTGTAGCAGGAACATTCAACAGTTTCTCTGGCTCAAGCGTTCAGCGTCAAGGTGGTGGGGGGGGTGGTGCAAACACTGGTGGTGCTGCAGGTGCAGGTGGCGGCGGCGCAGGTGGTGGATACAACCAAAACGGTAACGCAGGAACGGCGAATACAGGTGGGGGTGGGGGTGGAAGTCGTGCATCATCTGCAGGCAACAGGTCAGGTGGAAATGGCGGCTCAGGTGTGGTGTTTCTCAAATATGTCACAGCAGATTTCTCTAGCCTGACAGTAACTCTCGTCAATGGAACGAGCACGACATCAGGTGCAGACACGATCGTCACGTATAACTCAACTGGCACTTTCAAGATAGCGTAATCCTTATGGCACACTTTGCTCAGATAGACGACAACGACATGGTCGTACAAGTTTTGGTTTTAGATAATGAGTTCATTACATATGATGGGGCAGAGCAAGAACTAGTAGGTGTTGGTTTCTTGAAAGGCATCTTCGGTGGTGAGTGGATACAGACTTCGTACAACAATTCGTTTAGGGGTAAGTTTGCTCAGGTTGGTGGCACATACGACAGAGCAACAGATACTTTCGTGTCGATACCGTTATCAGAATAAATGAAACTGCACTTTCTGAGTGGGCTTCCTAGAAGTGGTAGCACTCTACTTACTAGCCTGCTATATCAAAACCCACTACTACATACAGAAGGCATATCAAACCTGTGTGATCTTATGTGGCAAACACATCAGTCAATCAGTAATGCACAAGCAATACCTGCCAACTATCGTCAGGCACACGCACATCAGATGGTCGCAGACTTACCTGCTCGCTACTACAGTGATATCACTAGACCTGTAGTGATAGATAAGTGTCGTGCTTGGACTTCGCCACTAAATGTGCAGATGCTAAAGCATTATGTAACACCTGAGCCGAAGATCATCGTGCTGACTCGTGACCCGGCTGACATTGTTGCATCTTTCGTGTCACTGTTTGACCGTAATAGTAGAGATGATTTCTATCTATCGGGTATGGCTGATGAGTTCAATCGCAACATGATCTCTACACAGATGGCGAAAGATGCTGACGACCCTGACACTTTTCTCTTTGTAGAGTTTGAGAGTCTAATAAGTAGAACTCAAACAGAACTCAACCGTATATATGAATTTCTAAACTTAGAACCGTTTATACATAATCTGTCTTATATCGTAAATATGAACCCTGAAGATGACTCTGTGTATGGGCTAGCAGGTATGCACGATGTGCGGCCCACGATAGGCAAACGAGATGCGATCTAGTCGATGGCTAATCTTTGCGCCAGTAGCGATACTCGCACTCTTGCCATCTGCTGTACGTGCTGAGCCGGTAAGTGGGCTGACAGTAATCGGCTACTCGATAGATGCGATACCACCTGTGAAGTCTGA